AAAACTTACCGCCGACACTCTCCGGCTGGCACGCTGCGGACGGTTCCGGAAATGGAAACCGAAAAACAATTGCGATTGAGTGCATCATGTCCGGTACATATAACTCAACTGATAAGAAATCGGAAGATAACTGTGCGAGATTGGCTGCGGCTTTGCTCAAACAATACGGTCTGGGTATATCGCATTTATACACCCATACCCACTGGCTGAACGTCCGGGACGGCAAGTCCGGAACGGTTGACCAGTTGAACACCATGTACAATCGGTACAAAATGTGTCCGCTGTATATCTTGCCGCACTGGTCTGCTTTCAAGGCGAAGGTGCAATCCTACTTGAACGGCTCGACTTCTACGACCTCAACTTCTACTACTTCACAGATTTACCGCATCCGAAAAACATGGGCAGATGCCAAGTCGCAAATCGGAGCATATTCCTCTCTGAAAAATGCGAAAAAGGCTTGCAATTCGGGCTACTCTGTTTTCGATTCTTCCGGAAAAGCGGTCTACACACCGCAGATTTCTTTTGCGAAAGGTCAGCGTGTGACGCTGCAAAACGCTCCGCTTTTTTCTTCCGATTCTGTAAAAACTTTTTCCAAGAAAATCTCCGGTACGTACTACATCTATGATGGCAAGGTCTGTGCCAACGGCAGATATCGGCTTACCAACACTGCTGCCAACTGCGGAAAAACGCCGGTCGGCAGCTACGTGACAGGGTATGTTTCTTACGATAATTTCAAGTGAGGTGCGTTTTTATGACGAAATCGCAGAAAAATTCGGTTGATGAAATGCTGGCGGTTGGAATCTCGATTCCCAAAATCGCTGCCTTTCTGCACGTCTCGCAAAACTCCATCAAGTCCTACTTACAGCGAAATCACCCTAACGATGTCTGCCGAAATTGCGGCACTCCCGTTCTGCAAGTGCCGCATCGAAAGCAGAAAAAATTCTGCTGTGACGCTTGCCGGATGCACTATTGGAACACCCATCCGCAGGAAATGCGGCATGAAAACGCAGCCACGATTCCCTGTGCGTTCTGCGGAAAACCGGTTCTCAGCTACCGAAACCATCCAAGAAAATATTGCTCTCGTGCCTGTGCTGCGAAAGGAAGATATCAATGACGAAAGAGATTGAAATTTACAAAGTATCTATGGCGGTTTTGCGAAATTTCCTAAAATCCGGACTGCTGACCCAGTCGGAATATGTTCAATGTGAACAAACTCTCGCCGAGAAATGCGGGTTATCTTTGGGCAGCATTTTTCGAGAAAGTGCTTGACTTTCTGCCCCAGTAGAGGGAATATGTTAGCAAGCATACGCTTAATACAAAGAAACAGGTGATGAAATTGGAGCGAAAAGTACATCGGGTGCAGCAGCGACCGCCAAAGCCAAAATTGCTGCGAGTTGTCGCTTATGCACGAGTTTCCAGCGGAAAAGATGCCATGCTGCACTCCTTAGCGGCTCAGGTTGACTATTTCCAAAACTTGATTCGGCAACATCCGGGCTGGGAGTTTTGCGGTGTGTTCGCAGATGAGGCGAAAACCGGAACGAAAGATGAGCGACCGGAATACCAAAAAATGCTAGAGAAATGCCGGAATCGAGAGGTGGATTTGGTAATTACCAAGTCGATTTCTCGATTTGCACGGAACACCGTCACGCTTTTGGAAACGGTTCGGGAGCTGAAAAGTTTAGGAATTGATGTCTATTTTGAAAAGGAAAATCTGCACTCCACCTCCGGAGACGGCGAATTGATGCTTTCCATCCTCGCCTCGTTTGCTCAGGAGGAGAGCAAATCCGTCAGCGACAACATGAAATGGCGGATTCGGAATGATTTCCAACAAGGCAAAATCGGCAGCATTACGATTTTCGGATACCGCAGAAATGCCGATGGTGTGCTGGAAATTGAGGAATCAGAAGCCAAAATTGTGCAGATGATTTTTGCGGATTATTGCTCCGGAATGGGACAATGTGCCATTGCGAAAAAAATCAACGCCATGGGGATTTCCACGAGACAAGGCAATCGATGGACAGGACAACGTGTGAAAGAAATTCTGGTCAATGAAAAATATGTTGGGAATATGCTATTGCAGAAATATTATCGACAAGACCCGATTGGCAAACGCAAGATGAAAAATCAAGGCGAGCTGCCGAAATATTTCGTGGAGCAGTCCCATGAGTCGATTATTTCTGCGAATTTATTCAAGAAAGTTCAAAACTTAGTAAAAGAACGGACGGAACAATTCTCCCATCCCGGTGCAACAAATCGCTATCCACTGTCCGGCATGGTGCAATGTGCAGGGTGCGGAAAAAGCTATCAGCGGAAAATTTACAAGCAAGGTGCGGTTTGGATGTGTGCAACCTACCTCCGACAAGGAAAATCACACTGCCCTACGGCAAAACAAATTTCCGAACGGATTCTGCATGAAAAAATTTGCTCTGTTTTGCAAATCAAAGAATTTGACGTGGAAATTGTGAAAAGCAGAGTTGATAACATTCTCATATCGCCGAATCAACTGACTTTTCTTTTCAAAGATAACACGGAGAAAACGGTTTCTTGGGAAAATCATTCCCGCAGTGAAAGCTGGACAACGGAGATGCGACAGGCTGCCGCAGAAAGGAGCAGAAAATGCCAAAAGTAACCGTCATTCCGCCGTCTATCAATCGGACAACTCGACAGGATATTTCAGCTCCAACACGCCGAAAAGTCGCTGCCTACGCCAGAGTTTCCACCGATTTCGAGGAACAACTCACCAGCTATGAGGCACAAATTTCTTACTATACCAATTACATTCAAAGAAATCCGGATTGGGAGTTTGTTAAAATATATACAGATGAGGGCATTTCCGCAACATCTACGAAACATCGAGAGGGCTTCAACTCCATGATTACAGATGCTCTGAACGAAAAAATCGACTTGATTATCACAAAAAGTGTAAGTCGGTTCGCCCGAAATACGGTTGATTCCCTCACTACCATCCGAAAATTGAAGGAACATCACGTGGAATGTTTCTTTGAAAAAGAAAATATTTGGACTTTTGATAGCAAAGGCGAGTTGCTCATCACGATTATGTCTAGTCTTGCACAGGAAGAAAGCCGTTCGATTTCCGAAAACGTCACATGGGGACAGCGAAAACGGTTTGCTGATGGAAAAGTTAGTCTGCCCTATGCTCACTTTTTGGGCTATCGAAAAGGCGAAAGCGGTCTGCCGGAGATTGTTCCGGAGGAGGCGGAAATCGTTCGATACATTTATCAGCGATTCATTGATGGTTTGACACCTTACAAAATTGCAAATGAGTTGACGGCTCAAGGCATTCCGACCCCCTGTGGAAAGGAAAAATGGTCGGCTAGTACGGTGAAAAGTATTCTGACAAACGAAAAATACAAAGGTGATGCACTCTTACAGAAAAAGTTTACCGTTGATTTCTTAACGAAAAAGCAACAAATCAATGAGGGTCAAGTTCCGCAATATTACGTGGAGAACAGCCATCCGGCAATTATCACGCCGGAGGAATTCGATTTTGTGCAGTCGGAATTTCAGAAACGATGCGTTAAGCCTTACAGCAGCACCAGCATTTATGCGACCAAGATTATCTGCGGAGACTGCGGGAGTTACTTTGGTGCGAAGGTTTGGCATTCCAACAGTAAATATCGCCGTGTGATTTACCAGTGCAACAGCAAGTTCAAAGGCAGTCACTTTTGCACCACGCCACACTTGTATGAACCGGAGATTCAGGAAAAGTTTTTACAGGCTTTCGCACAGTATTTCTCGCAGAAAGATGCGGTCATCAAGAATTGCCAATTTGCCTTAAACCGCTTGAAAAAGCAGGAGAGCAAAAAAGCGGAGCTGCAAGATGAGTTAGTGGCAGTCAATGAAAAGCTAAAAGATTACATCCAGCACGGTGGAGAGAATTTCGATGCACTCAATGCAAAATATGAGGAGCTTTCCGCTCAGTTGGATGCTGAGGAGATAGCTGAGTCCGACCGGAAACGCCGGATTGCCAAGATGCAGAAAATTTTGCTGACGTTAAAGAAAACCGATTCTGTGCTGGAAACATTTGATGAATCCGTCTGGAATGCCGTTCTGGAAAATCTCACCGTGTTCCATGATGGGAGTTTGGTGTTTCTATTCCGGGATG